GAAACAAGTGAAGGGAAAACAAACAAGTGAAAAGTATCAACGCCCGCACCGTTTCCGAAAAAGGACAGGGCTGTTGTTCAGCCCGGCAACATTCTAGTAACCCCACCCCCTTCCGCTCGCCTTCCGGGCTTTCGGGTACTTCTGGAATTCCCCGCCTCACCCTTCGCTGGTGTGCCATTAATATAGCACGGACCGGCCCCCAAAGGGGCGGCGTTGGGAAGTTCACGGTTTCGCCACATTTGGCAACGCCTCTGATTCGGCGCACGAAAAAAGGGCCGCCCCCGCGCCTAGGGACGGCCCCGCAAAAGGCCCTGTGGGGCCGCAGAACCGTTTTTGCGGCCCGTTCGGACGCGGCCCCTACACGAGGGGCCTCACGTCCGCAAACCAGGCCTCAAGGCTACTGTAGCCCTCGGCCTCGGCGACCTCCTCGGGCGAAAGGTCGGGGGCCAGGAGGTCGGCCAGGTCAACCTCGTCGGCGGCCGTGCCGGTGCCGATAAACAGCACCCGCGCCCACCGGAGCGCGCCGCAATCGTCGCGCTCGTTCGCGACGTACCACAGAACGCGCGTTCCGTCCGCGCCGACGCCGCGGTTAAAGCCGTACTCTTCGAGCGCTTCTGCGATGGTCATTTTTAACCCCTTCCTTCCGTCTCGCGGGGCCTACCCCCGCGAACAACACCACTATACCACCTCTTGGGCCAGCTTTGCGCGGCGCGGCCGACTTCACAAAGCCAACAAAAAAGGCCCCCTTGCGGGGGCCTCTCGGGTTAGGCGGCGCTTGCGTCCGCCGCCTCGTCGTTCGCGAGGTCGGCGGGGCCGTACACCTCGCTGTCGTACGAGTCAATCCAGCTATCCCCGTCGAACTTCTCGACGGAAAGCACGAGAGTGGGCGCGTGCCCGCCCCTCTCGTCCACCAGGTCGACCATGCGGCCGCGCAGGGTGTTGCACGCGGCCCAGTAGGCGTCGATGGCGTCGTCAGAAGCGCCGCGGCCCTCGTACTCTGCGAGCACCTCCCGCGACAGCTCGCGGCGGGCGGCCTCGTCGACCTGGGCCAGGATGACGCGCCACGTTGCGCCGTAGCGCGCGAAAAGCTCGGCGGTTGAGATGGTGAGGTCGCGGGTGTCGATGGTCATTCTTGGCTTCCCTTCCGTCCCCGCCGGGCCTGTTCCCGGTCGGCGCGTCCATTATAGCACGCCGGGCCGGACGCGCGGCCCCTCGACCTCGTGCTCCACGGTTTGCACACATTTGGGAGTTTTCCACAGTTCAAAGTTCAGTTTGTTGAAAGGTGGAAAGTTCAAAGTTCAGTTTGTGGAAAACCGTAAATTGAACTTTTGAAAGGTTGAAAACCCAAGAGTGCCGGAAAGTCAAGCCCGCACGTGGATTCACAGAAAACACAAGGAGGCCGGGCACGTTCCCCTGTGCGGGTCGTGCGCCGCCTTGACTGTCTCTACTATACGTCTTTTTCCGGACGCTGTAAAGGGCCTCCACAGAACCCACACACGCAAGGTACAGACTCCCAGCTTAACCGAAGTATAGACTGGGCGGCCCTAGGGCGTCAAGCGCCGTCCGCCGAGTTTCACGTGAAACACACAGAAAAGGGCGCACCACTTCCATTATAACGGAAAGCCGTGGCGGAAGCAAGGCCCCACACACGGCCTCCACAACCCGCTTTTGGACAGAAAAAAGGCGGGGCCGCGTATCGACCCCGCCCAGCACCCGCTTAGAAAACCTCGCTGCCGTACCAGTATGTGCGCACGGCGTTTTTGAGGGCCATACCGGCCTTGTCTTTGGTGATGCCGCGCGGGCCGTCCCAAAGCTTCTCGACTATGGCCTCGACCTCCTGCACCAGCTGCCACATGGCGTCTCTCATCGCGTCACACTCGAGCTCGTAGGCCCGAAGTTCCTGCAGCGCGCCCTCCAGGCGGTTCCCGGCCTCGCAGGTGGAGGCGTTCTCGATGAGGTCGCCCAGCGCCCTCGCGTCCGCGTAGTTGAGGCCCTGGGCGTGGAAGAACATCTCGCAGGTGTGCGCGTCCTCCAGGCGCGTGCCGTCCGCCAGCTCGTAGGGAAGAAGGACGGAAACCTCGGTCGTGGTGGCCATTTTGAAACCTCCGTATAATCCGTGCTGCGCCTTAATGCGCAACAAGGCTTTTATACGCCTTTTGGACCCGTCGCGCAACCGTCGCCTCCCGCCTCCACGTTTCCCACACACCCTGCACCTCCTGGGCAACCAGGCCACAAAACGCCGTCTAAGCCCTCGAAACCGCAAACCCCTAACTAGGTGAGGGTAAGGCCGTCAAAGCGCCTTAGACGCGATTACACGGCCCCGCAGGGGCAAAGCCGGGGTCGTCCAAAAGGCGAGGGTGAGGCGGCGGACACAAAAAAAGCCCCCGGGGGAGTCCCCAGGGGCCGGGAGGCCGGGCCTAACGGCGCGACCAGACGATATCGCTCAGGGCGACCGTCTGCCAGTAGTGACCGTCCCACGCCGCGAGGCGCACGTCCACCGCGTCCCAGCCGCTCCCGTGCAGCCTCGCGCGGCCCGTGCGCTCAACCTCGGCCTTAACGTACTCGGTCCACCGCGACACCTCGTCGCGCCACACCCCGAGGCCCTCGGCGTACGAGCCCGCGTAGCGCTCGACGTAGGGCTCCCCGTGCTTGAGGCCGAACGGCGTGCGCTCGACGTCGTATACGGTAACCTGGAACTCCTTCACGACAGCCTCCTAACGTTCCCGCGGGCCTGTTCCCGCGTTGACCAAACTATAACACCATCTGGACCCAAGGGAACGGCGGTGGCGACGGCTCCACGGAACGCACACACCGCGGGGCGCGCACGAAAAAAGCCTCGGGCCGCTGGGGTCCGGGGCGCGCGGGGCTAGTGCCACATGATGAATTTTTCGTCAATCGTCTCGGTTCCCGCCTCGTCCGTCCACTTTGCGAGGCGAACCCGGATGCAGGCAGACTCGCTTTCCGGCGCGTCCGTGCCGCGCCACGCCTTGACGTGGTAGCCCCACACGTCTACCTTGCGGGCAAAGTCGCGCTCGGCGTCTGCGAGGCTGGGCGTGAACCGCCTACTGAACGGGTAGCGGCCGTTCCAACGTCCTTCGGCCAGCTCGCCGTCGTAAACCATCACGACGTAATCAACTTCCCCGTCCGCCTGAAGTTTCCAGGCCCTTTGTCCCGACCTGTCAAAAACCTTCGCGTCCATCTCAAACCTCCAAGCCACTCGCGCGGCCCTATTGCCCCGCGACAACATCACTATACCGCATTCAACGCCCAGGGTTCCCGGGGGTGCCGCGGCTCCACGCCTTCCACACATATCCCGCTACTGGAGTCCCGGAAAACATATCGGCCCGAAAGTCAAGGGCCGAGGGCGACCTGTCCACATTTCCCGCACATTTGGGGGCCGTTAACGTTTCTAACGGAATTTTCACCTCGGGGCCGCTAACGTTTCTAAAAAAGTTTTCGCCTGCCAACTCATAACGTTTCTAACCGGATTTTCGTCTGCAACCCCCCACGAGGCCGTGAAACGCGCCCTAAGCCCCGCAAAAAGAAAAGGCCCCCGCCGGTTAGGGCGAGGGTCGCAAGACGCGCCAGAAACGGTTACAGGGCCTCAGAACGGCCCTACCGTCCCTTCCGAAAACCACACGAGGGCCGCCCAGCCCAAAACGAACGAGGCGGCCAGAAGAACGTAGAACAGCCCGCACTCTTTGCGCGCGCGGTAGAAGGCGGCGGTTATCGTGGAGCACGAGAAGAACGCGACAAACCAGAACATCGTGAACCTCCAAAAGATACGGCGCGAACAACGGCGGGGAAGACTATAGCCCCGCGCGGAGGCGAAGGCAAGACGTTTCACACACCCTACAAAGAAAAAAGGGCAAAGTTTTTTAGCGAAACCTATTGACAAGGGAAGAAAACCCAGTACAATAAAGCATGGCGTTCGCGCCTATGATTGTGTGCCGAGGGAAGTTAGGTATAGTAGTAGTAGTAGTAGTAGTAGTAGTAGTAGTAGTAGTAGTTATATCCAGTAGGCTTAGTAACAGATAGTTAGTAGTAGTATATAGGGTACTTTAGTAGAGTAGAGTACCGTATAGCATAGATGTTAGTATCCTAGTAACACTAGTATCCTAGTAGCACTAGGATAGCATTGCTGCCCTATCCAGTAGCAGGAAGTTAGAAAAGGGTAACTATAGGTGTATCTGTAGACGGGTAGGCCCTACGTCGTGGCCGCCCGAAGATATCGCCATAGCACCCCCTTACCCTCCATTTGGACGGTTTATACCTAGGATTATAGCATCTAGAAAGACTAGAAGCAAATAAAAATACCCCTATCTACCTGCGGTTTTAATAATCCCTCCTCGCGCCGCCGCGCCGCGTCTGTGTGCGTTTTGCGGAGGGCCTTGCAACCGTCTTCTGGACGCGGTATAGTGACGGTGTTCGAAGCAAGTCCGCTGAAGCGTGAAGGGAATTAAAAATGGCCGCTTTCGTGTCTAAGTATTTTTGCCAGCCCGTCGAGGTTCCGGAAGCCGGCGCCACTGTGTGGGGCGTCTACTGGTACGATGTCTGGCAGAACGACGAGGGCCACGAGGTGGCCGGGTCCGAGAGCGAGGCCGTCGTGTTCGAGGCCTACGAGACCTATACTCAGGCCGAGGCCGTCTGCTACGCCTACCTTGCCGAGACGGACGAGCGCCCCGCCGACCCCAACTCCGAGCTTGCCGCCGCCGCCGGGCGCTTGGAGCTTGAGCGTTCCAGCCGCACGCTCGCCCAGCTGGCCCCGTTCGCCGAGTGCGCCGGGGAAGACCGGCTCGAACTGGCCCTGCGCTGCGGTTCCGTCCGCTGCATGGCCGCCTCGGTCAACCCGGCCGCTTCCCCCGCCGCCGCGTAGCCCCGCCGCTTCCCCGCCGGTCCCCCGCGCCTCCCGGCGCGGCGGGGCCGGTTCTCTCGAACACCAGTTCCCCAGAACACCAGTTCGCTCCTGGGCCGGTTGTCCGAACACCAGTTCCCCCGAACGTCTGTTCTACCCGAACGCCTGTTCCCCCAGAACGTCAGTTCGGTAGCGAGTTCACCGAGGTGAACACTAGGTTTACTGGTGTAAACCCTATAGTTTTGGTTCAGTGTTACGGAACGCGGTAATCGTAACACTCTACACGTGTAAATATCATCGCTGTAACCAAATAGGTTACACGTGTAAACCCTAAACCTATGGTTTAGTGTAGCTATATCACGGAATATGTATAGTTCACCTCCTCGAACTTCGCGCACTATCGCCACAAACCTAGACAGTGACGCGCGTCGATTGCAACGCCGTTCACCGAGTCCACACAACGCACATATTGTTGAATTGTTACGGAAACTAGAAACGTGATACGGTTAGGCGACCTAGGTATCATACAAAACTATGGAACGTGTTATCGTTAACGTGTTGATAGGTAACACGAAACAGGGAAAAGTATTATTGTTAGAACGTTGATAGGTAACACGAAAACCGAAAACGTGCTACCGATATATCAACATGCTAAATAAATACCTGAAACAAAAATATCAACGGCGCAACGGTCACAAAACCTACATATGCGATACCGTGTTCTACCTGGGGTTTTGATGATAAATGGTGAAAAGAAAAAAGGTGTTGACCAAAAAGTTTGGTCGGCGTATATTAATGGCGTTCCAAAGGACGCGGCCCGCCGGGTCGCGCCTGTCCATCCGTGGGCGGCATGGGGCCGCCTGCGAGACGAAAGGAGAGCACCATGTCTGACGCCATCGCCATCGCCATCCGTGAGGCCCGTTCCGACGTGGAATGCTGTGCGTTCTCGTGCATCGAGCGCGCCGGGCATATCGCCCGCGCCGCCGCGGCGAAAGGCGCGAGCGATGTGCGCGCGTCCATCGTCGACGAGTGCCCCGCGTGTGTGGGCGGCGGCTATGCGGCGGCGCGGGCGCTCGGCGCGCTCGTCGCATCGTGCGTGCTTGACGGGACCTGGCGGGCGTCCGCCCGCCAGGGGTGCATCGTCGACGGGGACGTTGTGGCGGCGATGGACCCTGAAACATATCGGAGCGCGCTCGACATTCTAGGTAAGGCGCAGGCGCGCGCCGTCAATCGTCAAAGCGCCGCCGCCCGCGCGGCCGAGATAATCCGGGCTATGCACGACAGTTTTTTGTGCGGCGCGACCGCGCGCGCCGAGGTTGACGGGTGCACGGTCGATATCGAAGTCCGCACATCGACGACGCGCGTTACTGTAGACGCGCCCACGGGCGAAGATGAGTTGACGGCCATGGCCGTCGCTCTCGCGTGCATGGGGTGGGCGGAGGACATGGAGGTCTCGGCGGACGGAGAATATGTTGTTATCGAGATAGGAACGCACTGGTTTTTCGAGTACCGCGCGACTCATGCGACGGGATCGGAAGACTGGCAGCAGTTCGGTGAAGGCGACGGCCCTATTGTGTAGGGGCCACGTTCCGGGATTGCCCGCTTTCGCGGGCCGTCCCGCCCCTTGTCTCTTCCACTCTACCCATCCACATGTTTTTCCCAACTTTTCAGACTTTCCACTCTATCCACCCCACACATTCCCACCTTATCCCCCCACCCCCTCCCCCCAAAACTTGACTCTCCCCCGCAAAAGTGATACAATCCTCGCACGCCCCCGCAGGGGGCCTTTTTATATCCGACCTCAATTTAAGAGAAGAGACGAATCGAGGTGACGCCCGTTGGGCGTTTTCGACTACTCGGTCGCCGACCCCGCGGAGCGCCGCTCGCTGGTGTGCTCCTGGCTGGGGTCGCTTGGCCGCCCGCCGGACCGGCGGGAGGCGTCCGCCGCGGCCGACTACATTTTAGGCGTCTCCATCCCCGGCACCACCCTCTCGGAGCGCTCCGAGGAGTACCCGGTGGTCACCCGGGGGCGGGGGGCCACCCACGGCAAGCGGGAGGTGTCCTACGACGCGCTGTGGGAGGCGTCGGAGTCGGCGGGGCTGTACCGGCCCGCCACCGACCGCCTCCCCTCCGGCTACCTGGAGGCGAAGGACTCCATCACCGAGGCGGACCTGCTGGAGCTCCCGGCTTTGGCGCGCAACTACGAGGACGTGGAGCTTCTGAAGGCGGAGCTGGGGGAGGCTGAGGGGCGTCGGCGCATGCTGGTCAAGCGCGCGATAGTGGAGCGCTGCCGGGAGAGGTACGCGATGAAGGTGTCGCACAGGGGAGGGGTCCCCAGGGTCTCGCAGGGCGCGCGGCCGGAGCTTCCCTTCTCCTTCGGGGAGACCAGGGTCGACGTCGGCCCCGACGGGATGCCGGTGCCGCACGGGGGGCTGTCGCTGATGGACCCCGAGCACGTCCGCTGCCTGCTGGCCAACCTGCCTCTCCTTCTGGAGGGCGCGGAGTCGGACCCGGAGTCCGAGGCGTCCCTGGCGGCTTACGACCTTGTCGGCCTCCTGGGCAGGGCGCTTTCGGGCGAGCCGCTGCTGGCCGACGTCCTGCTGGCGAACCTGTCCGGGGCGTCGCCGGAGGAGGTCGCCTCCATGGCGCGGGAGCGCCACGGGGTCGACAGGGGGCCGCAGTACTTCGCCAACCTGTGGAGCCGCCGGATACCGCACGTCGTCGCCAGACGGGCGCAGGAGGAGTACGTGGCGCGCCACCACGCGGAGATGGGCTACCCGCACTGGAGGATTTGCACCAGGTGCGGGCGGTGCAAGCCCGCCCACCCGCTCTACTTCACCCGGAACTCCTCAACAGGGGACGGGTACTACTCGATTTGCAAGGAGTGCCGCTCGAAGGGAGGCAGGCGTGGGAAGAAAGAAGAAGGGAAGCAATAGCCCCGACGACACCGAGCTTCTGGTCGCCTCTCCGAGGCCGGACCCGGCGCTTCCGGGAAGGAGGCCGGAGAGGCGGACGGCGAAGAACCACGGGCGCGGGAACGTCTCGAAGCGCATCAAGGGCGACCTTGAGACGGTCAAGGCCGAGCCTGCCGTACACCGCTCCTGGAAGCCGGAGGACGGAGGGGAACCGCCGTACCCCCTTCCGAAGGGGCGCCCCGTGCCGGACAGGCCCGTTTCGGGACCAGGTGCGCGCTCCCCGTGGGGCGAGCGCATGGTGTGGCTGGAGGAGCGGCCGATACCGGAGAACCCGAACAGGGAAAGGCACAAGGGGTTTTACGTGTACGTCGAGGAGACGGACGTCTTGAGGAAGATGAGGGAGGACGAGCCGTACCTGTCGCTCTTCCGCCGCTGCCCGGAGTGCGGGAAGTCGTACAACGTCATCATCTCGTACTTCAACGTGGGCAACAGGTTCTCGCCGCTGGTACACGGCAGGTGCAAGTACCACGTCACGAAGGGGATAGTGCCCGACGACGAGTCCACCTTCGTGCCGCTTTTGGAAAGCATAGACGTGGCGTACATCCCGGACCTCTGGGTCTCCGTCGCCAACAGGGTGTGGGCGGCGAAGGGCGAAGCCAGGTTTTCCGGCTCCGGTGTGTTCGGGAAATACCTGCAGGCGGTGTTCTTCACAAACGTCTACCGCGACTACACCTTCGCCGAGTCGGACTCGGCTGCCAAGAAGTTCGCCTACCTGCACGAGGGGCAGGAGTTTGTCCAGAAGTGGCCCAAGGGGCACGCGGTGAGGGTGTACCGCGAAAACGACATCGGAGTGCCGACGACGAACAGGAAGTTCGCCACGAAGGACTCCCTGGCCGAGTACGGTGAGCTGTGATGGCGCGCGAGGCGCAGAAGCCGCCGAACAGCTTCTTCAGCGAGCACCCCGAGATAATCGACGCCACCGGGCACGTGCGCCCCTATGTGACCGTGCCGAAGGGGACGCAGCGCTCCGAGCAGGACATCGTGGACGGCCTCTCGAAGAAGGAGCTTTCCTACCTTGTGGGCAGGTGGGGCAGCGAGTACCTGCCGAGCGAGTGGCTGAAGATGGAGGACATGTACAACTCCTACGCCAACGAGTTCGAGCTGAACGTCGACCGCGAGCAGACCCTGCGCCAGATGTGCATGGTCACCGTCAAGATGGACCAGGCGCTGGCCTACAGCGACTACGCAGCCTACAAGAACCTGGCGAGCGTGCTGGACACACTGCGCAAGTCGGGCAAGTTCACCGACTCGCAGAGGGTCGAGAAGCAGCGCTTCATAGACTCCGTGGGCGAGCTGGTCGCCTACTGCGAGAAGGAGGGCGGGGTCATACCGCAGTGCCAGGACCCCGACGAGTTCCCGAAGGACTCGATAGACGCGGCCCTGGCGGACTTCAAGCGCTCCGTCGGCGACCTGGTGAAGGAGGAGGGCGGCCTGTCCAGCGTCGTCGAGGCGTACGTAGCGCGCCTGAACGAGATGCTGGACTCCGGCAGGACCGAGTCCGACGACCTCGTGGCCGACGCCGAGCCCTTCGAGGCCTCCTGGGGAGGTGGTTCTGATGTCGCTGGAGTCGCTGCTGACGGTAAAGAGGGGAGCTAGCGGCGCAGACGAGGACCTCGTGACCGAGGAGGGCCTGTCGAGGAACCTGCCTGCGCTTCGGGACGCCGTGTCCTACTGGAGGTGCTACCCCGACCGCTTCGTGGACTTCCTCGCCTCCTTGGACGGGTCCTCCAACTTCAAGTTCAAGGACTTCCAGCGCGTCATGCTCCGGGCGATTTTCCGCCACAGGTACGTCTACGTCGTCATGACGCGAGGCACCTCGAAGTCGTTCATATCGGTCATGGCCATGATGGTGAAGGCCGTGCTGTATCCCCGCTGCAAGCTCTTCGTCGCCTCCGGCAACAAGGAGCAGTCCGCGACGATTGTCCAGGACAAGGTCAGCGAGATATGCAACCTGGTGCCTGCCTTCAGGAACGAGATAGTCTGGGACACGCGCGCCGCGAAGAACGTCTCCGACGCGCACACCAGGCAGAACAAGGACAGCGCCGTCTACTCCTTCAAGAACGGCTCGACGCTCTGCAACGTCGTCGCCGGGGAGCAGACGCGAGGAAGGCGCTTCCAGTGTGGCCTTATAGAAGAGTGTATCAACGTCGACCAAGACATACTGCAACAGGTACTTATCCCTGAAACGAGAAGTTTGTGGGGCACTGCGCGGCGACGCGCTTTTGAAAACCGGGTGAACCCGCGACAAAGGGGTGTGCGCGCACTCGCGTGCGCGTGCTGACGGGGAACGGAGAGACTCCGAATCCCGTGCCAAGGGCCGCGGCGTCCTTCTTTTGGATGTTCCGCGGTCAAGGTGTAGAGACTACTGGTGATGAGTGTAGCCAGGTAGGCCGGAGTTTGTCACCGGTCGAAGCGCCCGGCGACTGTCCGTCTTATGGACAGCCGATGATATAGTCCAGGCTTGACAAAGCTTGACCCTCAACGTGAGCCGCACGATAAACGGCGAGGTCGACGTCCTTGAGAAGAACAACCAGTCCACAGTGTTTGTTACGACCGCCGGGTACAAGAACTCGTTCTCGTACGCGAACCTGCTCCAGTTCATAGCGCAGATGACGGTGGACCCGAAGAACACGATAGTCATATCCTCCGACTGGCGCCTGCCAGTCGCGAACGGACTGCTTCCCAAGAACTTCGTCCAGGAGATGAAGGCGAACGGCTCGTTCAACGAGATGTCGTTCGAGAGGGAGTATGAACGGAAACCGTACTCCTTAAACCCCGTGAACTGCCGGGACACCCTTAGAGCCGCACGGGCCACAGCGTGGCGGGAAACCGCGGGCGCGAAGGCTTCAAGAACCGCGCGGATTGGGCAACCGGCAGCCAAGCGCCGTAACCGGATACGGACGGCGAAGGTTCAACGACTAGGTTTCAAACCGTAGGGCCGAGCGGCCCGAAGCGCGGGGCTTTGTATTTTCAAACATGGCGGATTGGACGGTTGCGTGAAACAGGTTTTTATAGACGGTCAACCGCTAAACTATCTTATATCCAAAGACGGGAAATGCTACAACAAAAAGTCGATGAAACAGTTAAAAGGGCAGCTTTCAAATTCGGGATACCTTGCATACAATGTGTGTATGCCGAACGGAACGAAAAGGCGATTATATGCCCATAGACTTGTCGCGTCCGCGTATGTAGAAAAGTACGATAACGAACAGTGCTATGTCAACCACAAGAATGGAATAAAAACGGACAATCGAGTTGAAAATCTCGAATGGGTGACCCCAAAGCAAAATGTGGGACATGCTGTTTTAAACGGCTTGATAAAAACAAAGCCAGTTTATTGCTTTGACAAAAACGGAAACGTGGTTGCTTGTTTTTCGAGCGTAAAACAAGCAGCGTCATCTTTCGGTGTTTCAGAGAGTCATCTTATACGAGAGTTAAATGCTATTTCAACAAACGTGGTACGCGGGCACTATTGGTCATATAAAAAAGACATCTGTATTTTGCCAATAAAAAAGACCCCAGGTACTGCAAGACAAGTCATGCAGTATAACGAAGACGGAGAGCTTGTTGCAAAATACAAGTCGTCTCAAGAGGCAGCAAGAAAAACTGGGTCAAATTATCGACACATCGGAGAATGTTGTAGAGGACAGCTTAAACGTCACAACGGATTTGTTTGGAAGTACAATGATGATATAGTCTGACCTTGCGGGAAACCGCAAGCCCCATGCCGCACGGTTAGCGCCCGTGCGGAAACACAGTTGGGTTCAAAATGGGCCGGAGAGCTGGAGGGCTCGTTCTTCAGCGGAACGAAGTTCGACAAGTGCCGCACGGTCAGGAAGGCGGAGGACTCGTACTCCGACAAGTGCGCGCACGACGACTTCTACGTCATGGGCGTCGACGTTGGCCGCAAGGGGTGCTCGACCGAGGCCGCCATCCTGAAGGTGAGGAAGCTGCGCATCAACGGCATGGACGTGGTGCGCAAGGAGGTCGTGAACATCTACACCTTCGACGAGGAGCACTTCAAGATGCAGGCCATACGCATCAAGAGGCTGTTCCGGGACTACAAGTGCCGGTGCTGCGTGCTCGACGGCAACGGACCCGGCATAGGCCTCGTGGACGAGCTTGTGCTTGACTGCACCGACCCCGACACGGGGGAGGACCTTTACGGGTTCGGGGTGGTGAACGACCGCGACGGCGACTACGCCCGCTTCAAGACGCCGTACACGATACAGGACGCGATGTTCGTCATGCACGCCACGGCGGCGATAAACAGCGAGGTGTACGTCTACACCCAGTCGCAGATGCTCCTGGGCAACGTCCGCTTCCTGGTCCACGAGTCCGAGGCGAAGGAGGCGTACGAGAAGCTTCCGAGGAAGCGCCGCGACTCAATCGACCGAGACGAGTTCCTGCGGCCGTACACGCAGACCTCGATTCTGCGCGAGCAGCTGCTCAACCTCACGATGAAGAGCGAGGGCGCGCACATCGTGCTCAAGCAGTCCAACGTGAAGGTGCCCAAGGACAAGGTGTCGGCCCTCGTCTACGCGCTCTACTACTGCAAAAAGGAGGAGGAGCGCAAGGAACGGAAGGTCGACGTCTCGAAGCTGCTCATGTTCACGCCTGCCCAGGAGAGGAAGCTTTAGTCCGTCTTTTGGGACAAAACACCACATTTTTACCCCTTTTGGGTCGT